ATTTCGCGAGCCTCCGCGACCTCTTCAGCCGGGACGTTTACAGCGACGCTTTGCGACGGCGGAGCTTTCTTGAGTATGCGCAGTTGTCTTGCGATTTCTCCCTGCTCGCAAGCTTTCGCGTGAGACGCGAAGCGCAATTGTTTTGCCTTTGCTTGGGCGTCTTTTTGCTTTTTTTCAGCCGCCTTTTTCTTGGCGAATTTGTCGGCGCGGAAAAGTTCCGCGAGAGTTGGAATGTGTTTCATGGTATTTGATGCTATGTTGTTTTGTGTCGTTTATTTCGGCAGTTTCAGAAGCTCCCAGGCGGGAACGTCGATTTCTTCGATTCTCTCCGGCATCCCCGGCCAATTGTTTTTAGCCAAGCATTCAGAGAAAAAGTGCAAGTCCTCGCGGACCTCTTGACGCCCAATGGCAACCATTGGAGCGGGGGCGGTGTAAATCGCATGAAGGTAAGGCGGCGTTTTTTCAATCGCGATAAACACGAACGCTTGCGTCTTGTAACCGTCTTGAACCTCGTTCATACCGTTGCCATAAAAATGCGCTTGGCGGTGATAATTGAACTTGAACGCGTCCCGGCTGAATTTGCCGCGCTCCGCGTCTGAGCATGTTTTCAGGTCAACAATGATTTCGTCCGAGCGCGCCACGTCTGGACGGGCGCGACACTTCACGCCCGTTTTTTGGTCGGTCCAAAAAATGGACCCCTCTTTGAACATGATTTTTTCGGTAATCAAAGCTTTGGCTTTGGGATTGTTGTGGAGGGCGTCACGCATGCCAACAACCATGTTCCATTCCGTTTCCGATACCATGCGACGCGCTCCGGCTTTCTCCAGCGCTTCCGCATAGATTGCTTTTCCCTCTTTGGTCCGGCGGTCACAGTCGGGACGAATAAAAAACTCCAGGTCTAGGAGGTCCGGCTCAAGGATTGCCGTATGGAACAACGAGCCAAAGACGAGAGCCTTTTTGTCCGACTCCTCCCAATTGTCTCGCTTGTGAATGTAGAGGGCGGGGGCCTTGTGGAAGTTGTCCAATTGGTGTTTGGAGACCTCCGGCATTTGATGGTATTCTTTCGCCGGTAAATCGGCAATGATGCGTTTTGACATGATGTTAAGCGCCATGATGGCGACGCTTTAAGGATCATGAAAAGCTCCGCGTCAAGGTGTTTAATTTATTCCTTCTCCAGAAACGGTCATGGCCCATCCTTGGGAGTCGATGCGGTTAGATACGTTTTTGACCAACCATTGACCGTTTACGCCGTTGCGAAACCCGGCAAGGGTAATCTTCCCCCCGGCGATGATTCCGAGGCGTCCAGGCAAGGAAATACTAAATGAGCGGGTTGCGCGTGCAATCCTCTTGGCGGTTGTCTTGGCAATCGCTTTTGCTTCCGGCTCCGACGCCGCCGGAGTCGATGGCGTGAAGGTGTTTTCTTTGCTCGCCAGCCAGGCAACGTCCGAGAACGCGGAAGCGCTCGCCGGAGCCGTGATTTCAGCCTCAACTTTTTTTGTCGTCCCGGTTGTGTAATCGTGGTATTTGACGACAACCTTTGTCAACCCTTCAGCCTTACCGCCAAATTTGACGCTCCATTTTGAAACCTCGCTCTTTTTGATCGTGGCATTGATTACGGCTCCGCCCGCCCCTTTCCCGGTCCCCTCTTCAGCCACAACCATGCGACCTTGAACGAATTTCAAATACGCGCCAAAACGCCGGGAAATGCGCAATAGAAAGTTGGTGTTTGATTCGTCGCTTTGTTGCTCGTTGGTGATTGGGATTGCGGCAATCGTTGCGTCCACGACGGCGGAGACTCCGAGTTGTGAGGCAATAGATTTGGCGATGTCTCCAACGGTTGTGTTGGTCCAGGATTTCGTTAGCCGGGTTGACGCCGACTTTCCGCTTTTGTCCGTGAACGGAGCCGCCGTCGCTTGGACGGTGAGAGTGTCAGGGGGTCCGGCAAGCTCCGCCTCGTTGACGGTGTATGATCCGATTTTTTGCAATTGCCCGTCGTATCCGGCAAATAATTCGATTGCCGCCCCTTTCTTTGGGACCTCCAGGCTATTGTCGGAGTCCTGCAAAGTTAAATGCAGCGTATCGGATTTCTCCTCTACGCCGTCCGTCCATTCAATCACTCCGCAGCGTTTCGACACGTCCGCCGTGATGTCCTTTCCTCCAACGGTGAGACGAATTTTTGGCGTCATGAGAAAAGTTGGATTCCTTCACTTGTTGAAGAAACGGGCAAGACCGGAAAAGTTATCATTACACCAGCGGGGAGCAATGGTCCGTAATCCGCCAAGCCACGGTTTGCCTCCAGGACGGCTTCAACCGTGCCGGGGTTTTCATGACCATAGAAACGAAATGAGACCTCGTCCAAAACGTCGTCTTGCTTTGTCCGGTATGTGGAGGCGTCCATAGATCAACCAAAGAGTTGCGCAACGCGGGAGATACCGCCAAGAGCAGTTGTTAGCGGTCCGTATCCGGTCCCGTATTTCTTCATTTCAATGGAGAAATCCATTCGACGCGGGACGCCGTCAACAAAATGGATGTCCTCCGAATGGTCCACGCTTTCAAGGACCCAAAGACCCAAGAAAATACCAACTCCAGAAATGAGCGGGAGAGGTTTTCCAAGGTCTCCAAGAAGTCGCAACGCCTCCAGGCTGGACTTATCGCCGGTCAACTCTGGACAGAGCATGCCGGAAAGGGTGATTTTATCCGCAAGCTTTCCGGTGAATTGAAGGGCGGGCGTCGTTCCGATAAGCTCTTGCTCCGGCCATTTCCAGCCGGTTTTTTGCGCAAGTTGCTGGTAAGGGACGGTTGCCAGCATGAAGGGGAAGCCCCCAAGTATCATCATGATTCCTTTCATTTTATTTCATGAATTCGGCGGCGGCGTCGTAAAGATCTGGACTCTTCAGTTTCTTCATGATTTCGCTTCCGTATTGTTGCGGATTTGCCCCCGGCGGCGTCGTGATGAAAAGCTTTATGTCTTGCGTGAAATTCTTTTTAACCTCTCCGCCTCGCGGTTGCATGGCGGATGGAGGCATGAGGACGGAGGGTGCTTTCCATTGTTCGGGGACATGGCGAGGCTCCGCAGTCGCTCCAGGCTCCGACGGTCCGCCAGCAAAGCCGGGGACTTTGGTAAACTTGGGTCCAAAGTTCTCGCTATACCAGTCTCCAATATCCGACATAGTTTCCTTAAAGGAGTTCATTCTATCCTCCAGGAAATCAAATTGCGCGTCCAGCTTGCTTGTAACGTTGCGTTGGAACCAGTCGCCAACGCCGCCCCAATTTTGATGCACGGCAACGCCAGCGGTCCCGATGGCGGCGGCGAGCAAACCCCAAGGTCCAATCATGCCAGCGACGGCGATTCCGACGGACCCAAGGGCAGGGACGAGTTTAACAAGCTGGACAACGAGATTGCCGACGGACAAAACGGTTGGAGCCAGGACGACGGCTCCCAAGATCATTCCAAGGTTTTTCCAGCCGCCAACAAACGCGACAACCTCTTGAGTCCCGGCCTTGACCGTTTTTGCTAATTGCCAAGAATCCTCCAAGACCGTTTTTATAATGCTCCCGGTTTGTGTCGCCCATGCGGTAAGGCGTCCGTCGGATGCGGCTTTGTCCAGGTCTTTCAAGAGTGCTCCAAGCTTGCCTTTCATCCAGTCGAAAACGCCGGACGCCATGACGCGAGTAGTAAACCGCGTCCATTGGTCTCCAACGTTGGACATCATGCCCTTCCAAGTGCGGGATTGTTCATCCATTGCGCCCTTGTATTTCTTGTTCCAAAGCCCAAGAATAAAGAGGCGGATTGCCTCGCGGTTGTTCTTGTCGAAAATTTTATTGCGGTCCTTGCCTAGCTCGTCCGTGTATTGGAGTGTCGCCTTGTCACCCTTAATATCCACGTCGATTCCAGAGAAGTCTTTGAGGCGCATGTATTGACCAACCTTTGCGTCCGCAAGAGCTTCAACGCCCATCATGAAGTCCTTACCGCCCCCGGCGGCGGCGTCGCCAATAATGCGCAAAGAATCGCCCGCTATGGGGTCGATGCCGTATTGCTTCATTTTAACGAATGCCTCTGTCACTTGTCCAATCTCATACGGCGTTTTTGCCGCGAAATCGGAAATCCAGCCAAAGTTTTGTTTTGCCTTTTCCACGTCTCCACGGTTCAAGGTCTTCAGAACGGTTTGGAGCCGTTCAAATTCCGCCGCAACGTCCAGGAATTGAGTCTTGAACGCGTAGCCAGCGGCTCCGCCAACAAGGCCAATCTTTGTCATGAGAGAGCCGACGTTTGAGCGGACTTTTCCGATTGCCTCCCCGACTTTGCCGACTTGTGCGCGGGCGGCGTTCAGGGACGTATTCAAGCCGCTTGCACGGCCTAGCCGACGCTCCGTTGAGGCAATTTGCGCGGCAAGCCTTGCCTGCTCTTGAGTGAGACGGGAAGTGTCAACGCCAGCGGTCCGCAGTGAATCGGAGAGGCGTTTGATTTGCTCGTTGAGCTTGGCGACTTGTTCAGCGCTTCCGCCGGTTCCGAGTTTGGCGAGTTTGGCTTGCGCGGCTTGTAGCTTGGCAATATCGCCGTTCTGCTTCTTTAGCCTCGTGAGACTGTTTCCGAGTGTGTCAACCTTTTTTTTCAGAGAACCAAAAACACTCCCGACGGACGCAAGCATGGTTGCGCCAACTTGAATTGTTGCGAAAATGTTTTTAGCCATCCTTTTGCTTTGGTAGAAGCTCGATCCAATCCCGCAAATCTTCCGTCGTCATGTCCTCAATCTCCGCGAGGCTCCACCCCGTATAATGGGCGAGCGCCATTATGCATCGTCGGCAGTCGTCTCGCTCGATCCAAAAAAACGTTTCACGACGTTCATAGCCTTGTCGTAATCAGATTGGACCATTTCCTTAACCGCCGACGGCTCCCATTGGGCGAGGTTTGCCAACAAGGCAACCTCCGATTCCGCCGGGTCCTTGTGGAGTTTCGTTGCCGTGATTGTGTCGCGAACCTTGGGCGGGCGAATGGTGATTTGCGAGACCGACGCCCCGTTGACCTCAACGGGGTAATCGAGTGCAATGGTGAGTTCTGAGCCGGAAGGGAGGGGCTTTGGCATGATGGCGGGCGGTTTGGTTTTTGCGGGCGATTAGATGCCCATTGCGTTGCGTTGCGCGGCGAGGCGGTCAACCCCGTTAATGATGCGCTTCATGTTTAGAACGTCGATGTCGTGGATTGTCTCGCCGTCGATGGAATAGGTGAAAGCGCGGAGTTCCATCGTCATTGTGACGTAAGCCACGGCTCCGGCCTTGACCGCGTCCCAATTCACGCCGGAGACGGTCCCGCGACAAGTGAAGTTTTCAGGGTGAACCGTGCCGTCCAGGTCCTCCAGGGGGGTGCGGACAATCAGGGGAAACGTTGACCCTTGGGACACGCCCCAAAGGCCCAAAGCTTTCGCCGTCATTTGGGCGAGTTTGAACGTTGCCTGCATTGCATTCTGCCCCATGTCAAGGGCAACCGGGGCGTCCATTCCGCCAGCGCGGTAGCTTTCGGTTTGGACCTCCAGGTTTGGCGGCTGGAATTCGTCGCACTTCCCCGCGTAGCCGTAGCCATCGAGAAAAAGAGCGAAGTTTTTACGGATACCGTCGGCGGCTGGCATGGTGTGAGTATTTTAGGGGTTGAAAAAATTAAAACAGATTGGCAACGTAGGTATCGACGAGGATTGACTCAAACGTCACGTCTTCAGCCGGATACGCCGGGGTAAAGTCAAAACTGAACGTGACGCGCCCTTGGGTGATGTTGGCGGCGGCGTTTTTGTCAGGATCAAACCAACATTTGCCGCCAAGAATTGCGCCCTCGCCCTCCAGGGTCTTGATGTAGTTGTTGACGGACTCGACAACATCCTCCGCGTAGGTCTTCAGAATCGGACGGTCAACGGCCCAAAGATGGGCGCGGAGAATGGAATCGTTGATGATGTCCGCCGTGCGACGGACGGAGATAAACGCCCATTTGGGGTCCGCGCTCGTGGTGCGGTCTCCCCATGCGCGGAGTCCGTTTTGCTTGACAAACGTTGTCACGTTTGCGGCGTTGAGCAGGTTTGCGGGGGCCGTTGAGTCGCCAAGACGGAAACCGACGGGGCGGGACGTTCCATCAAATCCAAGAATGGAAATGTTGGATGGACTCCACCAAAAGCCGTTGGCGGTATCGTTTACCGCGCACGCTCCAGCCAGGGCGGCGGATGGCGCATAGTCGATGCCGTCGGCAGTCAACCATGGGTCATTCACGGAAAGGCGGGGACCGTCAAACTGCGTTGCGTAGAGGACGGCGGCGGCGTCGCTGGTGTTTGGACCATCGACAAAGACGAACGCCTTAAGCTTGCCAGCGTTCAAAAGAAGAGAGTCGGCAACTGTTTTCTGATTGCTGAATTCGGGGGCAATCAGAATGCGCGGGGAAAGGCCGTTGATGGACTCGGAATCAAGCAGTTTTTCAATGCCAGCGATGACGAGATTTTTTGCAACGATTGCGTCCTCGTCGGTGTCAACGCGGACAACAACAACGATTGCGTCGCCTTGTTTTTGGATGCTCTGAAGGGCGGCTGGAATCGTTCCGGTAAGACCGGCGCGGGCGGCAATGGCTTTGGATGCCGGGACGACAAAAGGAACGTTGAGCGGGAAAGACTCGTCAAGACCGCCGGAGAGGCGGGCGGTTGCGGATGGCGTGACAACGCCGGTCCCGATGGACGAGCCGCCAGGGACGCCGTCTCCGTCGTCCGCTCCGGTC